TTTTTTTCCGTCATTACTATTTCCCTCACTAGATTGTGGTGTTAAAGTAGATAAACTATTCATAAGTTTTACTACTTCAGCATATGGTCTAGACATTAAGTATCTCATAATATCCATAAGTTGTTCAGAACTTATAGTATAAGTTCTAGGGTTTGGTTGTTGTTCTTTCTTTTTTTCTTTCTCCATCTATCCTCCTATATTAAAATGGTATATCATCATAATCAAAATGCTTTTTAAGTGTATCTAAATTTTCTTGTGCATTTGATATTTTAGTTAATAACTTATCTAACTCCTGTATATGTTGGGGATGTTCCCCAATAGCTACAGAATTATCAAAGTATATTTCGGCTGTTGCTGTGGCTTCTGCTATTGCAGCTTCGTATTTTCTAGCCAATGCTTTTACTAAGTTTTTTCTTGTGCTCATTCTGCTCCTCTAAATTGATAGTATTTATCTTCAATAAGATTTTCATCTAATAGATAGGGATTATCTCTACCCTTTTTATTAAACTCTGTTCTTAAATCTCTTATAGTTTGATTAAGTGTTCTTCCTAAGTTTAAAGAATTACAAACCATATCTTCAACCTCAATCATCGCTTGCTTAACTGCCCCCATCTTGATCCTCCTTTAATTGCTCATCGTCTTTTAATTGTTTATTTAAATTATTAACTTCATCTTGCATATGAATCATAACTTCTTGTAAAGCTAATATCCTACCAAGTTTTTCCATTACTTGTCCGTGTGTTAACATGTAACCTCCTTTATTAGTCTGTTTAAATACCATTGTGCTTTTTGTAAATCTTCTAAAGGTTCCCCTTTAAATTTATACCTAGAAACATATTTTAAAACGTTCCCCTTTAAGTACCCATGATACTCATCATTAGTCATACAATCTTGTATTACATCAATAGTTTCTTTTTTACCATACTTATAATGTGATGGTGAATTAACATTATCGTCTTCCATACTTCCTCCTAATAGAGTTGTATTCTATCATCTCAAGATCATACTCACCTTTGTGAACATTACGTTTAACTACAAGACCTGTCCACCACATTTGTTGAGTAGACTTAGCATAGTTTTCTTTATGATGCAAGTAACATCCTGCAGATAATCCCATAAGTTTTCTACCTGATGGTAAGGCACACATAGCATAATCAAATGTATGTATATGTCCTACAGTAGAAGATACTTTATTTTTTAGTAAGAGAGAACGAGCAATGTTGTCCCCACTAATAGGCTTACCCATAACCCCAGTAGGATAATTGTGACAATAATATACACCATCGACCACAACAGGTTCTTGGTATGGATATACTTCCCAACCATATTGTTTAAATTTAAAATCATCTGTACTAATTGTGCCTTCAAGTTCGGGTATTTCATCTACTGTTCTATCTATCCTATCTTCGTGATTACCAAGTAACATGATTTTTCTTGGTCGTCTTCCATTGAGACCTTTGTTAAATTTATTCAATGCATCATGAGCATGATCTATATCTTTTTTATATCTTCTACCTTCAAAGGATTTTTTACCTTTATCATAACTAGATAGTGAATCCATACTTGCAAAGTCTCCCATGCAAATAATAGTATTCGGCTTTAGATCTCGAGCAAATTTTCCTGCCCATAAAAATCTATCATTGCTTGCTTTTGGGGTACAATGAGGATCCCCTATTACTAAGTGTGTTGCCATTAGTTTAACTCCTTATCACGTTTCTGTTTTAAATATTCAAGAAAGTCTACTACATTATCTGCATCATCAAACTCTGCTACAGAACTTATAGTTAAGTCATTCTTGTTATTCTTCTTATCATCAGCGAATCCACGAAGTCCCCATAGAAACGTTGAATGGGGGTCAGTAGTTGCCATCTTAATCATACCTCTAGCTATTGTAGAACACAACTCGTATTCTTCAGTTGTCATCTTTGCTTTAGTATCCATGGATATACCACAAGTAAATCCAAGTTTCCAAGGTGTAACTAAAACTTTTATTGCTTTAAGCAAATCTAATTTATCTTTTTTCTTAGTCATTATAATTTAAAGTATTTATGATCATAGGGTACAACTTTCCACTCAACAGATTTTTTAAATTTGTTTCTCTTTGCATAATCAATTGCTTCTTTTTCTGAGTCCCATATCTCATTTGTAAATATTCTCCAAGTATCATTATGTTTCATTATCAAACAATACATTTTAAGTAAAGGCAGGTGCTAGACCCCTCAAAACTAACACCCACCCAGTTACGCAAGCTCTTCCTCCTTTTTAGGATTATTAACTTCCGTATACCAAACCCATTTAGGGTTCTTACCTTTTGATTGCTGTTGTGGTAACAACTGCAACTTACTTCCCCAACAAGGAAGTTTATATGGGCAGAACGAACATGCAAAGCCCAAAACTTTATTGCCTGTGGGTTTACTTCTAAATGTTTCTTCCACAGCTTCATAATTTCTTTTAAAGGGTACACCATCTTGTAATGCTTTAAAATTTTCTTTAGCTTTATCTAAAGCTACTTTCTTGTATTCATCGTGTAGTGCAGGTGTTTCACATACTGTCCACTCACCAGTAGATTTGTTAATAGCTATCCACCCACCAAAGTCTTTGCCCTGACCTTCGCTATATAAAAATCCTTGTGACGCATAGCCAAAGGTATCATCCTTAACAACCTCATTAAAACCACCTTCTTCTCCAAACTTTTTTTCAAAAGAATATGGTGAGGCACTTTTAATATCCCATATTTTTTTATTAATCTCAACGTCTTGTCTTCCTTCAATTTTATTCTCCCCAAATTTATATACAACTTTTTTCTGTTCATTTTCTACAACTACTCCTGCTGATTTCATAACAAATAAAGCTAATGCTTCTATAAGATCACCAAATGTATTTCTCATTTTAACATTATAAGGTTGTCCTTCTCCCTTTATACCCTTAGCTTCCATCTGTAATTGACACAATGGTCTACCAATATTAGACATTCTAGGTTCAAATTTAGATCGTCTACCCTCAGTAAATTGCTTGAGTAAGGCGTTTTTACACGCCTCACCAAACTCCTCCACAAGTTTTTTGTCTACTTGGGTAGGACCCTTTGATACATTATCAAGATACTTCTGTACTTTAATAAGTATATCGTTCATTAACTAGCCAACACTTTTTCAGGTGATTCATCACCGAGATCTTTTATAATCTCAGCATCTACATTATCAGAACCATTTACTTTTTTAGTCTTTGCACTATTATATAGTCCAGCAACTTCTAGGTTTTCTGCATCAATAGACTCTTGGAATACCTTTAAAGTATCCATATCAGTATCAGATAACTGTAAATTAGCATCAGCATTTACAGCTATTTCGGGTACGTAAAATACATTACTACCTTTTTTCTGCCTCTTAGTATCAATATTAAGTAAAGTATTAAACATAAGTTTCTTTCTTTTCTTTAGTTGATCTAAGGCAGCACTAACAGGTGAGAATGCTGTACCTGTAACTCTATAGAGTACGGGTAAGTTTTCTGCATTGTGCTCTTTACCCTGTGCAGTTTTACCATTCTTAAATGATAATAGACCATACACAAGTTTATAACACCTGATAGTTCTTTGTTGTTCTTGCTGTTCAGGAGTAAGACTAGATCTTTCTTTAAAAGATATCTTACCACATCTTGTACCACCTAATATATCAATAGCTTCTTCTTTCCAGCTTTTGAATATAATAGATCTGTTTATGTACTCACCTTTAACAGCATCATAATGCATGTATTGCATTGCACTTATGAATGGTCTAAATGTAATTGGTTTTCCAAAAACATTCTGACCTACGTTTGAATCATAAGTATAGAAGTGACCTACTGGTAATTGATTACCATCATCATCTTCGGGTGTTCGATTGATTGCTAACCTTGGTATGTTAGTACCTAGATTAGATCCATCGTCTTGACCTATTGCCTGCATGATTTGCTCATCAGACATTCCTTTTATATTTACTAAGTTATTATCAGACATTTGTCCTCCATTTTAGTTGTTGACTTATACCACATTTTTGTATAAAAGTCAAGTTTTATTTTCTAAATATTAAATCGCTAATCCAAAATAGCATAACTATGTACAGAAAAGATTGTAATATAATATCACTTAACATATTCTTGTATCTCCATTTATTATTTTTACCTCTAAACCATCAGCATTTGCAAAGTATTTAAACTCACTTAAGAACTCATGGTTTTCATGTATGTATAGAACAGTAGGCTCAATCATACATCTTTCTTTTAACTCTGTGTATTCTAGATAAGCACCATAATCTGCATCATCGTATTCATCTAGAGTCTCAAGAGCTTCTACTTCTTTCATATTGCCTCCTTCATATCCAGCCAATTATAACCGATCTTAAGATCCGTGTCAAGTGGGACATTAAAATCAATATTGTAATACGTTTTCAATGCAGGTATTACGTCTGCAGTTCCTTGTTTA